CGACGTCGACCTGCACCAGGACCACGTCAGTGCCCGTGATGCCAGACGACGGGATGCAGACGTCGAACTGCACGACGATCCCCTGCGATGAGCGCATCCCGGGCGTCACCGGGATCACGGCCCGCCAGGTCGACGACTGCACCTGGGCGAGCTGCGCGCTGCCCGGGAAGTTGCTGTCGACCGACGGTGATCCCGCGGTGGCCTGGAATGCGGGCGCACCGGAGAACTGCATCGGCAGGCCGCCCGGCAGGCCGGACGCGATCTGGGTGCTGCCCTGGGAGTCCTCGCCTGGCCAGTAGGCCACGATGTTCCACGCGGCCGCGTTGGACGTGATGCCGCGCTTCTGCGCCGACGGCAGCGGCGAGTTGCCCTGCTGGATCCGCCGCAGCACCCCGGACGCCTGCACGGGCACCCAGAAGTCCGTGCCGGACGGGTCCCACCGCTGCGGCAGCGTCGTCAGCTCCGCGTGCGCCCGCCAGCTCCTCGAGCTGACGGCGGCCGACCCGGAGCACGTCCACGTGTTGCCCTGGGAGTCGGTGAGCGAGGTGGCGCCGTCGGCCTGGGCGGTGAACACCGGGTTGGCGACCAGCGTGCCGGAGCCGTTGTAGACGCGCGCCTCGTAGACCGCGCCCTGCAGGCCGGGAGCGTCGGCGAACAGGTTCGCGAACCCGGCGCTGTACCCGATGTAGGTGGGCGTGCTGCTGCTCTGCGCGAAGTCGCCCGCGCCGATCGGCACCGCATTGCCGAGCTGCGACTGCGTGGCGGACATCGTCGCCGCGGTGTAGAACAGCACCTGCGCCGCGCCGGACGCGGCGGCCGGGTCAAAGTACGCGCGGATCATGCTCCGGCCGAGCGGGACCGGCATCGTGCTGGTCGCCTCGCGGATGGCCGTCCCGTCGTACCAGGCGAACACCGCGCAGCCGGACCCGTTGAGGAGCAGCCCCCACTGGAGCAGGGTGGCGCCCATCTGGCCGGCCAGGAAGCACGGCTGCCAGTTGTCCAGCTGCATGTCGATGCGCACGTCGATGTCACCAGGCAGGGTCAGGCCCGATGACCCGGGACAGGAGACGCCGCTCGCCTGGTCGTCGGCGATCCGCAGGTAGCTGCCCGGGCCGGGCACCGACAGGCGCAGCGGCGTGTTCCGCGTGAGCACCCCGTACCACGGGCCGGACGGGTTGCGGATGGAGAACCGGCCGTCGCGGTTGTTGAACTGCGTCGTCACCGACGTCGGGGTCGGGCTGGCCTGCTCGTTGGGGCGGCCGCGCTTGACCACGACCGGCGGCGACGTGCCCTCCCGCTGGTAGGCGTAGCTGCTGATGTCCGTCCAGCCAGGCAGCGCCAGCTCTGCCCGCAGGTCAAGAGGGGTCAGGGGAAACGCCACCGGTCACCACCTCTGCCCGAATGCTTTTTGCACGGAGTTCGTGCCGCCGCCACCCTTGTGCCGCGCCTCCAGGCGGATGCCCTCGAAGATGTCGTCGAGTAGCTTGTTGCCGGTTTTCTGCACGATCAGCGTGAGCTGCAGCTGGCCGCCGCCGCCAGCGCCTGCGACGGCTGGCGCCCCGGCGCGGACCGCCCCCGTCAGCTGCGCCATCGACGCGGACACCCCGCCGACGCCAGAGCTGATGCCCTGCGCCAGCTGCCGGGCGATGCTGCGCCCGGAGTTGACCGGCGCCCCCGCACCGGACAGCGGCCCCTTCTTCGCCGGGCTGAAGGGAAGGTGGTCCTTGATCTCCCCGACGACGTTGGAGATGGCGTTGCCGACCGACCCGATCATGGAGGTCACGCCGTTGATCAGGCCGCTGATCACCCGCTGGCCGGCACCGAACAGCAGCGAGCCGAGGTCGCCGACCGCCGACAGGATCCGCCCGGGCAGGCTCTTGAAGAACGACACGACCTTGCCGGCCATGTCGGACGCACCGGAGACAACCTGACGCCAGCGGTCGACTATATACAGGACGGCGAGGCCGATGGGGCCGGTCAGGATCGCCAGCAGCAATGGCCAGTGCGACTTGACCCAGTCGATCGCGTCGGAGACGGCGTTCGTGATGCTCCGCCAGTGGTCCACGATCCACAGCACCGCCAGGCCGAACGGCCCCGTCAGGATCGCCAGCAGAAGCGGCCAGTGGGCCTTCACCCAGTCGATCGCGACGCCTATCGCGGCGGTCACCGCGTGGAACGCGACCTTCGCCGCGTCGCTGATCTGCCGCCAGTGCTTGACGACCTCGACGATCGCGATGATCAGCGCGGCGATCGCGATGATGATCAGCCCGATCGGGTTGGCGTCCATCAGGATGTTCAGCAGCGCCTGGACGCCAGCCCAGATCTTCATGGCGGCGACGATGCCCAGGATGTACGGGGCGAGCCTCCCGAGGAGCGGCGCGATCGGGATGAGCGCGGACAGCAGGTCCGTGATCATCGTCGTCAAGACCTTCACCGCGCCGCTCGACAGCTGGGTGATCGCGGCGATGACCGGAGGTATCGCGGGCGCGAGCCCGGCTACGAACGCGTTGATGAGCTGGGCGAGCAGCGGCGCGATGTTCTCCAGCGCGTCCTCAAGCACGCCGAAGACGCCCGTGTTCTCCATCAAGGTGAACACCTGCGACAACGCCGACGCGAGGATGCCGAACGACGGTGCCAGGCCCTTGACCAGCGTCGCTATCGCCGTCAGCGCACCAGACAGGGACGTCAGGATCGCCCCGGCCAGGCTCCCCAGGATCTTTCCGACGATGGTGATCGCCGGGGTCAGGGCCACGATCGCGGCGCCGAACGACTGCAGCACCGGCCCGAGCACCCCGGCCAGCGTCCCCGCCAGGTGGCCGATCACCGGCAGCAGGCCGTTCAGCAGGCCGCCCAGCATCTGCAGCACGCTCGCCGACGCCTTCACCGCGGGCGCGAACGCCGAGAACATGCTGCCGAGGCTGGACCCGAGGCCGCCCAGCAGCGCGGCGACCGCCTGAACCGCGGGCTGAGCGGCCTTCATCATGCTGATGAACCCCGGCAGGATCCCGCCGACCAGGCCCTCCAGGCCGTAGACCAGCGGCTGCACCATCGGCGCGATCGCGCCGAACACGCCCTTGATCTGCGGTTCTATCTGCCGCATGAACGACCCGAACTGCTGGAATGCCGACCGCAGCGGCGCGAGCATCGGCTGCACCGCGCTCTTGACCACCGACCCGAGGCCGCCGACCATCCGCGTCCACTGGCCGTACAGCGGCCCCTTCGCCGTGCTGGAGCCGATCAGGAACTTCGCCGCCAGCCCGGTGCCCGCTATCGCCCCGAGTCCCGCGGTGAGCGCGGGCAGCGCGGCCACGCCTGACAGCACGCCGCCCGTGATCAGGGACGCCTTGCTCATCGGCGGCTTCACGTAGGAGATGAACCCGGACGCGAACTCCTTCCCCGCGCCCTCGCCCGCTGGCTTAGCCGACTTGTCGCCCAGCGCGTCCATCGCCGCGTCAACCGCGGCGACCTGGGCGACGGCGCGGGCCGCGCCCGCCATGTCGATGCGCGGGCTCGCGACCTTCTTGGAGACGGCCTCCAGCTTGGCCTCAAGATCGGCGAGGGCAGCGTCCGCCTGGGCGTCATTGACGGTGGCCCGCGCCTCCGCGACCCTCCCCTTCAGCGCGTCCAGGCGCGCCTGCAGCTCATCGAGGTCAGGCTTGGCCCCGTCGTCGGCCTTCAGCCTGATCGCGACGTAGTTGTCGGCGATAAGTCCTCACCTCCCTCCCCTTCCCCTTCCTCGTCCTCGTCGCGGTGGCCGATCCGGTAGACGTCGAGTGCGCGCAGCAGTGATGCGTCCTCGGCCAGCAGCTGCGACGGCAGGCAGTGCCACCGGTCGCACAGGCCGACGAGCAGCTCCGCGGTTACGAGCTCGGCAGGCCGCTCGACTGTGCTGCCATCGCTGCGAGTTCCGCCTGCGAGCTCCCGCCAGATGGCGAGCTTGCGGGCAAAGGGGGCGGCGCCTGGGTCATCGCCTTGCAGTAGTGCTCCAGGATGAAGGCGACGAACTGCGGCTCCTGGGACATCAGCCCGGCCAGGCTCGCGGGCACTGGCTCGTCATCGTCGTCCAGGACGTTCCACGCCACGAGGATCTTCGCGAACGGCGCGAACAGCTTCTGCAGCTTCTCGCGTATCTCCTTCGCGTCCGCGTTCTCGTCGAGCTGCTCAAGGTCCTCGACCTGCCCGGCGGTCTCCAGCAGGTCGAATAGGCCGGCCATCGACGTGCCCCGGGCGGTGACCTCCAGCCCGGCGTGCTCGGTCTCGGAGAAGTCGATCTTGTACAGGGTGCGCTTCGGCTTGTAGCCCTTCGCGGCTGGCTGGGGTGCCATCAGCTGTTCGTCCACTCGGGTGCCGTGCCGTCGGCCAGCGACCCGTCAGCCGACCACGTCAGCTCGCCGGAGCTAGACCTGCTGACGTCATAGGAGCTGAACAGCATCTCCATCGATAGGTACGGGGTGCTGCTGGCCGTCGGCGTGATCTTGGTCGTGCGGGTCACGCTCGTGCTCGGCACCGACGACAGCACCGCGTGGGACATGTTCGCGGCCACGTTGAAGACGCCCTTCAGCTGCACGGTCCCGTCGGCCAGCAGCAGCAGCCGCTCGTGCGCGCTCTTGTCCACGCCCGTGATGTCCTGCACCGCGCGGGGTGTCGCCATGGTGAAGTCGGTGACGTCGTTGGAGATGGTCTGCGGGCTGCCGGTCGCGTCGTCCACGACGATGGCCGCGCCTAGCCCTGAGGTCTTGGACATGTCATCCCTTCCGTAGCTGGTCGTTGAGGTTGCCTAGGTGCTCGATGAGGTCCTCGCCCCAGTCGGCCAGGCGGACGTGCTCCCGGCCGCCGGCGAAGAAGCGGGCAGGCCCGGGGTGCCGGAAGCACGGCTGGCCGCCGCGGAAGCGGAAGACCGTCACCTTCTGCGCCGGGTCGACTGTCGGGTCGATCTCGCCGGCCAGCTGCCGGCCTGCCGCGAGCGCCTCCCCGACGGTGACGGAAAGCTCGGTGAAGTCCCATGAGCCATCCCGGATCGACCGGGCCACTCGCGCGCCTACCGGCTTCGCCTCATTAGCGAAGGTCTCCCAGCCCCGGGTGCAGAATGAGCAGTCCCGCGCCACGATGGCGGCCGGGCGCGGCCTGCGGATGACGTAGTCGCGAGTGCGCATCAGAACGAGGCTCCAGCCACTGGGTTGCGGTTGATCGCCACGGCGAACGTTGCGGCGGTGAACGTGCCCGTGGTCGCCACGCGGACGTACCGGCGGAGCGTCGCGGTGTTAGCCGTGGCGAGCCGCTGGGTTGCGGGCGCGGCGGTCACCGCAGTGAACGTGATCCCGGTGACGGCGGCGAACGTCGTGCCGTCGGCGCTGTCCTGCACGGCGACCGTGACCGACGTGCCGGTGAAGGCGGTCACCGACAGGTAAGCCTGCGCGCCGAACGCCGTGGCCAGCGTCCATGTCCAGGTGGGCGCCGCCGAGTAGGTGATGGCGATCGTGCCTCCGGCGGGCACAGCGTAGGTGCCGTCTCCGCTGCCGGCGGTGACGCCGTTGACGGAGACGCTGCTGACCGTCCCGCCGGTGATGACCACCGTGGCGGGCAGCGGCGACGTGTTCGTCGCCGGAGTCGCGCTCGCCGGGACTGAGGGCGTGGCGAACGAGTTGCCGCAGTCCAGCGTCGCCCCGTTCGTCGCGGCCGTGTCCGTCCGCAGGCCGGCGGTCAGGGGCGCGCACCATTCCAGCCCGTAGCCGTTGCCGTCGCCCTCGGTCTTGTTGGTCAGCATGCCGTCGCTGCCGCGCGTGGGGTCGTAGTTGATCTGCTTGGCATTCAGGCAGGCCACGACCGGTGCCGCAGATTGCGCGAGCGGCGGGACGAAGAACATCATCAGCTCATCGCCAGCCGGCAGCGCGGACAGCACCGGGTGCGCATTCGCCGCATCGAAGAACGACGTGAACGACAGGTGCCCGTCGCGCAGCAGCCCGAGCCGGGCGTGCCCCGACTGGGTGATGTCCGTGACGTCACCCAGGGCGGGGCCGCCGCCTACCTGGTCAAGCGCCTGGATGTCGCCGGACAGGTCGTAGCCGCCGACGAGCAGGCGCGCGCCCAGGCCGCCTTGCTTGCTCATGGTGCCTCCGTCCAGAGGGGGTCGATGATGATGGGGACCGTGACCTCGGCACCGCGGTAGGTGGCGCCGTCATGGGGGATGAAGGCAGGCGTGGCGGTCAGCTTCTGCCCGTAGGCCCCGAGCAGGTCCACGCACATCGCCTCGCCGCCGAGGGCGAACGCCCCGGCGAACGCCCCCAGCAGCGCGGACATGAGGGTGAGCACCTGCTGCTCGATCTTGTCGTCGGCCACCTGCGCGTTAGCGACGTAGATCCGGCCCATGACGGTGACGCGGCCGGATGCCTCGGCCAGGCCGGACACCGCGCCTATCGGCTCGATGGGGCCGATCCACAGGGCGAGTGCCGGGAGCGCCGTGGGCGCGGCGATGGGCTCGTGGAACTGGACGTTCGACCGCCAGCTGCCCGTCTTGGCCGGGATCGTCTTCACCGCGGCCATCAGCGCGACGATCGCTTCCTGGTCGAAGCTGCCGGCCATCAGCTGCCGCCGATCTCGGGCATGAGGTCGGACAGGACTTGCTCGCCTATTTCCTGCGCGCGCTTGCTGACCTCGGCACGGGTCTTGCGGAACAGGTGGTAGCCCTTGAACTTGTTCTTGGCGTTCCGCTTGCTGGTGCCCTCCAGCCAGGACGACCAGACCACGCCCCGGATCTGGGGTCCCTTGACGCGGGTTTCGGTGGGCGAGACGCGGGTGACCTGGAGGTTGTCGCTGAAGGCTCCGGTGGCGCGTCCGGTGCGGTCCATCTTGACGGCGCGCAGGGACGTGACGGCGGTGTCGCCTAGGCGCTCGGTGACTTTCTCGGCCCATTCGGTGGTGGCCTTGGCGGCGGTGCCGTCGGTGATGGGGCCGGTGATGATGGCTTGCGCGGTGATCTTCAGCGTGCCGGCCATCAGGTCACCAGCCCGAGGTGGCGCGCGATGGCCAGGTTGTGCCGGGCGTCGGCCAGCGCGTTGTGCTCGCCTTCTCCCTGCTCGGGCAAGTCCGGGTTGCCGGCTAGCTCGATCGCCTGCCGCAGGTCGTGAGTCCACATCGGGATGCCGTCCGGAAGCGCCATCATGGTGCCCCACAGCTGGCACAGCGCGACGTGGTCGTAGGCGCCGTAGTCGGCCCACAGCTCGAGGCCGGGCACCGACAGCAGGAAGTCGCGGACCTCATTGGCGATCACCCAGTGCGGCTTGACCAGCGTGGACCTCATGTCGAGGCTCCAGAGTGCGGGACCACGTTGCGCATCAGCCAGTCGTGCGCGCTGATCCGCTCGTGGAGCGCATCGCCGGACTCGATGCCGGAGTTCACCGCGTAGTACTCGCGGCCGTCCTCGGTGACGATGCCGATGCTGATGAGGTCGATCGTCTTGCCGTTCTCGATGAACTCGGTGTCGTAGAAGATCCTCATATCGCCCTCTGCCTCGCTTTGCCGCCACGGCCATGCCGCGTCCGGCACTCCGCCCACTTGTCGACCAGCGCGATGCCCGGCGCGGGAGCCTGGTTCTCCCCGGACCCGACCGTCCGCGCGTAGCCGCTGCCCTCCTGCAGGAGCTGGTTGGACACCTCGGCTATCGACAGGTCGCGGACGAGCTGCGGCACCCGGTGCCTGCTCACCGCCGCGCCGCT